AGAGGGGATAGGGTACCAAACAATTGGGTTAGATAATATAATAACATAATAAAATGGCAAAACAAAATAGAACAATATTAAAAAATTATTTTCAAACGGGAGATAAACCATCACAATCAGAATATGCTGATTTAATAGATAGTCAATTAAATTTAGAAGATACATCTGCTCAAATAGTAAAAGGACCTCTTAGTTGTTCTCAACAAATTATTACTAATAATTTAAATGGTAAATTAAATGAAACAACTAGAATAGAACTTGGAAATACAAATATGGATTTTTTAGTTAATGATGTAGATGTATTTCAAATTCAAACAGATTCTAATGGTAATAATTCTAAAATGAAGGTAGATCAACCTGTAACAATAGATAATAATGTAGTTTCAGAATCATTAAGAACCACAAGTGATGTAGTTATAGGGGGTAATATAACATCAAGTGGATTTATTTTTACTGAAACTAATATAACAGCTTCTGGAACCATAACTGGTTTATCGGGTTCATTTAGTAATTTAAATGTAAGTGCTTTTGGTGATATTGCTACAGGTAATATAACATCCTCAGGAAATATAAGTGCAAGTAGAAAAATAACAGGATTAACAGGTTCCTTTGGTAGATTAGAAGGTCTATCACCTATAACAATAGGATCACCTGTAGCATTTTCTGGACCTGTAACAATGTCAAGTCAAGTAAGTTCAAGTGGAACCATATTTGCAGATAATGCACAATTTGGAAGTTCTACTGTTAATATAAATGGTCCTGATGGACACATAACAGCTTCGGGTAATATAAGTGCAAGTGGTTTAATTTCACAAAACATAACAGCTTCGGGCCATATAAGTGCAAGTGGTGGTTTTGAAGGAAACATAACAGCCTCCAACATAACAGCCTCATCTCTCCCGGGTGGTCTACTTGAAGCTAGAATAGGTGGTTTTACGAATGCTGAGTTTGGAGGTGCATGGTCACCGACTACTTGGGTTAATATAAATGCGAGGGGACAGTTTGAAGGACACATAACAGCCTCAGGTGTTATAAGTGCAAGTGGTTATATGTTTCCACACGCGACTGTTCCAGGATTTGTAGGAGATTTAGATTGTAATTTTATTATAATGACAGCACCTAATGGAAATAAATTTAAATTTACTATAAATAATTCAGGTCATTTATCTTTAACAGGTAGTGCTATTTAATAACTTTTGTTTTTTTCTTTTATATTTATTATCAGTAATTATCTAAATATTTAAATTAGGAAGATAGGCATCCCAATTTAGTTAGATAGTTTGAATAACAAATTAAAAATAAATTTGTGGCCAGCAAAATATTCAATAAGTTTAAGGAACCCAAATCTACGGAGTTCTCAAAGAAGGATCTTGTAATAGATGTTAAAGGAGGACACCTTTATTATAAATCTAATATAGGAGTTCATAAACTTATTGGAGATACTGTCAACACTATCTTAAATGAAGGAGGTACCGGATTATGGGAAGATTTTGGTACTTTTATATATCACGATGGAAATATAAGTTCAAGTGGAAACTTAACTCTTGCGGGTAATAGCCCTAGTATACAAATAATAGATAGACCTGTACTAGATACAATTTTATCCTCATCTTCCGAAAGAGATTTTATAATAGAATTAACACACGATGGAAATGCAAGTTCAAGTTTTGGTCCTAAAATAAATTTTGGTATTAATGATTCAGAAGTATCCAGTTCATCACCTGGTGCTGGATATCCAAAAAATGCCCAATTAATGACTATAGGTTCCTTTACTAATTCTGAAGGAAAAGATGCTAATCAAATAAATACAAAAGGTAGAACATTTCAAATATACTCAGATCCAACATTTACAATAGGTAGTACATCAGGATCAGTAGGACCCGGATTTGGTATTAATTTTAATGATACAGTATTTGAATTTGATCCAATAGCAAACTCTCAACAATCGGATCTTGGAAAGTTTTTTATAGGAGATAGTAGAGATAGATTAGAAGCTACATCTTCCGTAGGTTTTCTAGCTAATTTTGGATCATCTAATAAAGACACAGCACGTAAACTTAATGTATCTGCTGGAGGATATTACACTATGCTTATAAAAAATAAAAACACAAGTTCTGGATCTGTTAATAATGGTCATGGTTTAAGAATAAAACTTAATAATGATTCTGAAGGTGTACCTACAGCGAGAAATTTTATTTTATTTGAAAATGATTTTAATGATGGTGTTGTTAACTCTACTTATATTCAAGGTAATATAAGAGGAAGGGGACCAACTGTTAGAGGAGTTAGATATAATTCCGCATCAGATAAAAGACTAAAACATTCTATAAATGATACAAAATATGGTATTAAAGATTTACTTAAAATTAAAGTAAGAGATTATAAATGGATTAATTCCGATAAATTATGTAATGGTTTTATAGCACAAGAATTAAATGAAATATATCCGCAAGCTGTTGATGTAACGGATAATGGATTAAATGATCTAAAAAAAGATGACTTACCATGGATGGTGGATTATAGTAAAATAACTCCCTTATTAGTTAAATCTGTTCAAGATCAACAAAAAATAATAGAAGAATTAAAATTGGAAATTAAAAAATTAAAAAATAAATAATGGGATTTGACGGATCTAGTTTTAATATAATAACAGGTAGTTTTATTAATGATATTTCTGCTTCTACAGTCGAACCTTCTGATTTTGAAGTAGGGGTCATAGCATTAGACCCAGATAATTCTGATAGTTTTTTAATATCCAGTTCTAGAGCATTTGGAGATCAACAAACTATAATATATTTTTCAGGTTCGGGGCCAATAGGAATAGGTACTACAGATCCTAAGAATGAAGTTGATATTAAAACAAATTCTTTTAAAATTAGATCTAGAGATGGTTCCGAAGAAACAGAAATTATAAGTGGTAGACTTATTACTAAAAAGTTTGCAAATTTAGTAGCAGCAGATACAGAATCTTTAGAACAATCAGGATCTCAAATTACTCTTACATATAGTCCAGGTACATTTGATACTCCATTTACTGCATCACAGGGTGATATTTTAGGTACTATTACATGGGAAGATTTATCTATAACAGATAGAATTGATGCTACGGCAATGCAAATTCAAGGCCACGTAGATGGTGTAAGTGCTACTGGTGATGCAATAAAAGGATCTATGCGTTTTGGTATAGGTGAATCAACAGCAGGTGAACCTATAGGAGAAAAATTTAGAATAGATCTTTCAGGAATAATAGTAACGGGTTCTAATTCTGGACTTTTTATACCTAGTGTTGATGGTAATGGACATATTACTATAGGTAATAATAACAATAATGCTGATAGAGATCACCATATAAGATTTGGTAATCCTAGTTCTCAAAGAAGATTTGTAATAGGGGTTGATAATGACCAAAAAGCTTTTGCTATTAATACTGGAACATTATTTTCAACAAATAATTTATTTAAATTTAGTTCAAGTGGTGAATTAGTAACACAAGGTGGAATTACTACTAATGGTGATTTAACAGTCACAGGTACAATTACAGCTCAAGAATTTAAAACGGAATTTATTTCTTCTTCAATAATTTTTGAAAGTGGTTCTACACAGTTTGGTAATTCTGCAGATGATATAGCTACTTTTTCTGGAAGTATAAATGTAAAAGACCCAGGTCATATAACAGCTTCAGGTAATATAAGTGCAAGTGGTAATATAACAGCAAATACTTTTACTGGAACATTTACAGGAGGAGTTACAGGTGATGCTACAGGTCTGACGGGCAATCCAGATATATTTGTTGGACATGTGTCAGCTTCTGGTAATGTAAGTGCAAGTTCTTTAATTTCACAAACACATATAACTGCCTCAGGTAATATAAGTGCAAGTGGCACTATATTTACTCCGAAAGTTAGTTTTAATAATGGAGATATAACATTAGAAAATTCATCAGCAAATCTTCTTGTATTTGATGGAGGTCATTTTAGATTTACAACTGATGCTGAGGCAAGATTTGGTTCTAGTCAAATATTAAGAATATCTTCGGATAACACTGATGGAGATATAAGATCATCAGGAGATTTAAAACTCAGAACAACTTCAGCAGATGGAGATATATTACTTCAATCTGGTAGTACTACAATGTTTAGTGTTGATGGTGGTCTTGGAAGAAATAAATCATTCCAACACTTACAAATGTCTGATGGTAAAGCTTTATACGCTGGAAATGGTCTTGACTTAGGTATATACCATTTAAGTAATGATTCTTATATAGAAAATTTAACAGGTGATTTAAATATTATAAATAGTTCGGGTGATGATATTAAATTTTTATCAGGTAGTACAGAATTTTTTAGAATAGATGGTGGAGCTAGAATATCTGTTGTAAGTAAAGAAATGAGGTTTACTGATAATATACCTCTTAAATTTGGTAATGGACCTGATTTTTCAATAGTTCATGACACATCAAATACTACGTTTACAAATAATCTAGCATTAGCAGACATAAAATTTTTATCTGGTAGTACTGAATTTTTAAGGTTTGATGGTGCAGAAAGTAAAACTATATTTTCTCAACCTATAAGATTAAATGATAATGTCAGATTAAATTTTGGTGACCAAGATGACTTAGTTTTAAGACATAATGGTACAGACGCATTTATATCAAATGGCAAAGGTGATTTAAAAATTATAAATAATCAAGATAATGGAGATATATTATTTCAATCAGATGATGGTGATGGCGACGTAACTGACTATATAACTTTAGATGGTGGAGATACATCTACAAGAATTCATACAAATGTAACAGCCTCTGGTAATATAAGTGCAAGTGGTAATATAATAGCGTCACAATTCCATGTTGGCGGAAATGGCACTATAGCTCCAGTTTTTGTAACACATCATGTTGCAGGTGATAACTTACAGATAGTAGGTGGTGGTTTATTGGCAGCAGGTAATATAACAGCTTCAGGTAATATAAGTTCAAGTGGGATTATACATGGTACTTCATTTAAAATAGGTACTGCAACAGTTTTACAGGGTGGATCTAATGTAATTTTAGGATCAGCAGGCTCAACAGGTACTATATCATTAACAACCCATGGTGGAACTCCATTTAAAATTAATGATAGTGATGATATAGAAATTACAGGTAGTCTTAAAATAACCGGTTCTCAAGAGTTAATAGGTCCTTTAACAGTAGGTGCTAACGAGGCAGGTCATGATGTTAAATTTTTCGGTAGTACTGCTGATAGATTTATGTTATATGATGCAAGTGCTAATCAACTACAAATTGAAGGTA